CTGTAATAGTTGCCGATGTAAACGAAGCATCAGCAAAATCACAAATAGCAGTTGTTCCTGAAGTAGTCGGTGTTACACTTGTTAGTGATCCTCCACCTGCTGTATATGTTCCTGAGTCAGAAACTTCATTAGAACTTGAATAAGCAGTTGTAGAAGCACTTAAGGTAGCTGAACTTGTATACAATGCAATTTTAAAAGTGTCACCAGTTGTAGCTGTAAAATCATGTCCTTCGACAAGTATTTCTTGCTTAAAACTAGTGCAGACAGCTTGAGTTATTGCCATGTTTTATCCTCCTGTGGATTTCTGTTCTTGTTGCAAAGGAATTCTTAACTCCCCTTGCATGTACTCATCTCTTCTGTGTTTTCCTTGCTGCTCAATAGCTAAATCTTGGATAGCACGTTGATAAGATTGTTCATATAATTGCAGCATTTCAGCTGGACCCTTCAAGAATTTGAAGGCTTCTGCAAGACATCCATACAACAATGCTGATGGGGCATTATTACCCAACCATGTTGTTGTATTACTACTAGATAGTCTTGTTGATAGTCTAGTAATACCTACTTCGATGTTATACGCTGAATCTGGCGTCGGCGCAACATAAATTGTGTTTTGATCCCACCACGCCCAGTATTTTGGTGTGCTAGTAGATGTTCTATTAGGCCAATATTCATTCATGTAAGAAACATCTTTTTGCTCTAAAAAAGTTCTTATTTCTGCTCCTGAAGCAGGCCAAATGCTAACTGTTCTAATTGTTGCTAGAGATGTTGGATCCGGAAATGATCCACCAGGTAAAGATACGAAAGGACTACTTGTAGTCAAAGTCGCGTTTTGATACGATCTAAATGCATCTATATCTACTTCTCTTAATATCCTGTTTTCAGTATGTTCAATAAAATCATCTGTCCTAGTAGATGATAATACATCTGTACTAACCTCTGTGTAATCTAATATTTGTTGTGTTAATTCTGAATATGTTGTCATTAGTTACTCAATGTTGCTGGTCCGGCAGAAGAAAATCCTCCTCCACCATTACCTGTTATTCCTGGTGCTGTTGACACCGTAAAAGTATAAAAATCATCATTTGTTTTTGTTATACTATACCCATCCTCATCTTCTATTTCAGTCACAGCAGCTCCAAATAAATTTCCAGTAACATCTCTAAACCTAACTGTATCACTAGTATCTCTACCATGATCAGGTTCAAATACTGTAACTGTTGTACTACTTGCAGTAAATCTAAAAGGATTAAGAGGAAGTAATGTTGCAACTGCACTTTCTACTCTTGCTGGTCTTGGAAATTGTAATGGTTCTGCATCAGATGAATGCCTCATAGGGTTATCTTGTGGTGTTTTTGGTTCAAATTCACTTTTATGAACACGTGCACCATTCCATTCTACAACCATTTCATTGTATGGAAATTCCATACCACTTCGGTCAGAAATAAATTTAGCATATTTTCCTTTAGCGTACGCCATTTAACAATCCCATTTTCTTAGTGCTTTATTAATTCTAGATTTTGGATCTCTTCTAGTTTTAGCACTTGTTAGTTTTTTCTTCATACCAGACATTCTAGCACAAAAAGATTTACGCCTTCCACTTGTTTTAGACTTAGTAGGTGCTTTTAAAGTGCCACCTTTATAAGATGCACGACCTGCAGCGTTTAAACCGCCTGAAGGACTTTTACCTGCTTTTCTTGTCCAAGCTGGAGTCCGAGGATTTTTTTCTTTACCCACGTTTTGTCTTTTTTCTCCTATCTTCCATTACCATACCACAACCTTTAGCTATTCCGTTTTTATTTTTATCAGAATTTTCTTTTCTTTTTTGTGATATAGATTTTTTAGATTTAGACACTATTTTACCATTTAGAATCTTTAGGTCCAACCCAACTATATTTACCACCTTTAGTAGCTGCACCCATTCCTTTTGCAGTATCTTTAATAGTACCTACAGCAATAGAAACAGCTTTTTCTTTTTCTTTAGGTGTAGCATTAGGAATTGAAATAGTACCTCTATCACTCCAATTACCTTTTGATCCACCAGCAGAATTTCTTCCAGCGTTACTATCTTTGTTCCAATTTGGATTACTCATTTTGCCTCCTTTTGACATTGACAATCTTTACATTCACATTGTCCACCGCAACAAGCACCACTGTCGCTGCAATGACATCCGTGACCACATTTTTCACATTCTCCCATTTTCATTCCTCCTATAATTTATATGCTTGTGCTGGTTCTACCCTAAAAGACACTCTTTCACGGTCATTATCTCTAGCACGTTCAAATTCTTCGTCGTACACCGATTTTAAAGCTGAGCTTAACATCGGTGCTTTTTTTAAACTTATATAATAAGCTAACCCTGCAGTCAAACAAGGTAAAAAATAAAAAGGCACATCAGCATTATTTGTATAATCCCCAGCGTCTTGTATTCTTCCCATGTAAAAATATTTAAATATGTATGCTTTATCAGGACTAGGATATAAAAACAAAGTCATATCGTTTTCAGGTCTACCACTAGAAGAAGATCCTCCAACAGTGACTTGTCCTGGTATTAATGCAAATTGTGTAGGCCTAGCATCACCACTAGATGAATTTTCTTTCTTAGCTAAATTCATATACTCAGTTCTAGAAATTCTATTCATAGCAACATCTGTTGTGTTACTATCACCTTCTAAATTAGATGTAGCACCAGTAGTGGTTGTAACTGTTGCGTCTACTATATCTATTACTTTTTGATCAATTGAATAATAATTTGTACCAGCTGTTAAAGTCTGTGTTGCATACTCAATGGTCCATAAATTTAATCCACGATTAGCCCATTCTGCAAACATCAAGTTTAAAGAACGCTTTGCTGTTTTTAAATCGTAGCCTTCGCGTACTTCTAATTGACAACGCTCATGCGCTTCTTGGATTAATTCCTCTATTGATAAGTTAAAGGTTTGTGTGCCTGAATAAGCCATTTAAACCCTTAATAATTTTTAGATACTTCTAGTATGATAGTGTAATGATCATGGTTTGTATGACCATGAGTTGTTAAGTCAATATCACCATCGTATCCAGATGCTAATGTATTTTTAATACCACCGAATGATCTAAAATCCATATACCCTGAAACATTACCTGCTGCTGCACTTCCACCTAAAACTGCTGCAACAACGTTTGAAGTTGCATTCCATTCTAGAGCTACGCGCATACCACCTATATCATACCAAATTTGATTAATTGTTGCATGAGCACATGCTGCTCCTGCTGAATTAGCTGCTAAAGCTGATACATCAACTTTTTTTACCGAAGCTTCTCCAGTTCCATCTGATATATTTGTAAGTTTTATAACAGCGATCTTATCACCGTCTGCTAATGTTTGACTTGTTACTGCGTCTGCCATTTGTCCTCCTGTTGGAGAGAGGGGGTTTTCACCCCCGCTCCATTAAAGTTTTTTATTCAAAAACGTTTCTACTAATTGATTGGTAGTGAACGTTTAGCGCTTCAGCTGCTGCCGCACCTGCTTCAATACCAATGTATGGAATAAAATCCGTATCATCAGTTAAAGCCGCTGTTTTAGCTGCTGCAACACCTGGTTGTACTGCTGTTACTGCAGTGCCACCTGTGCTTCCTGCTGTACTAGTAAGATTATACTGTACACCATTAACAAAAACAGTAGCTTTTCTATCACTATCAATAGCAATTTTCAAGTGATAAGGTGTGTCAGCTGCAACTGCAATTGGAAGTCTACTGATATAATCAGTGCCGCCAATGCTGTGTACCACGTGCCAGTTAGCAAAAGTAGTGAATGCTTCACTGTTAGTAGCATCTGTTTGAAACTTAAAAAAGATTTGGTTGTTATCAGTTGCAACTAATTGATCATTAGTTAACTTTAAACCACCCCAAACTTTTTGGTTATCAATTGCAGGTAATGAAATTGAACACTCCCATTCTACTGAGTTTTCAGTTCCCCATTTAGTTCCACTCCAAACTGTTTGGTTAGTGTCCAAGTGAGGTAAAAGAATTGCTTGATCTTGATCAGCACCAGCAGTAGTCATTAAAATACCACCGTGTGTAGCTGAAAAAGTAGTCAAAGCAGTTGTCATGTTAGTACCTAACGTCTCAAAATTTTTGTTAGCTGCTTGCGTAATCGCTAGTGCAGAAGCACTGTCAGCATCTGGATCAATAATATTGATTGCATTAAGTCCTGGTCTTTGTAAAAACCATTCTTCTAAGTAATAACGTCTTGCATCTTTTGCAGGATCGCCCATAGTTCTATCATGCTCAACACCTGTTGAAGCAGTAGTACTATATAACTTATAATTATTTTTGGATCTTACCGGACCCACAAAGCTAGTATTAGCCATAATATTCTCCTCGGTCATATAGACCTATTGTCATACAGTCTCTATATCGTCTGCCT